ATGACGACAACTCGCACCTACACGATCAAACCCTCCCACACCTACACCATGCCCGGCGTGCGGGAGCGGACGAAAGGAAAAGTTAAATGAGTTTCGATGTAGTGGACATGATTAAAGCCGAGATTCGCAAGTGTGAACGAGAGCGCGAATACTGGCAGAACCTTCTCGTAGAAGTTACCGATCCGGCCTTCCACGCGGACGCGGCCAAAACACACGCGCCGATTCCTCCAAATAGGATTGACGATCCAACCGCCAAGTCCATGACCGATCTCGTCACGCCCAAACAGCTAGGCATGATTCGCGCTCTGGCGAGGGAAGCGAAGGTTGACGCGGACGAAGAATGTCGGGCGACTTTCAACTGCCGCACGGAGGAACTGTCGAAGCGCGCGGCATCGTCATTTATTGACCATCTGAAAAATATTCAGAGTCAGGAAAGGCGCGCATCGTGAACGAATACGAACGCCATTTTATCTACGACCGATTGCTCAGAAAGTATCTGAGCTTCACCACGTCGGACAAGGCGGCGGTGAGTAGACACTGGCACATCTCCGAACGGGACGCGGAAACTCTACTCATCCGCTCAATCCCTTCCGAGACGCACAAGCTGTTCGCGTGTCACGACCTCTCCAAGCAATTCGATTTAAGGGGCTGCGGGGGCTTCTACGTCGAGCAATGGAATGATGTCGGATTGAAAGGCCAGCCCATACCCTGCACAAGATGGGCGTTGAACCTCCGCACGTATGGCTTGGTGCGCCCCTACCGAAACGAGCGCAATCGCATCTGCGGCCTCATCGTGTACCGGGGCGTGCAGGACGATGAACCCAAACTCCTGACCTCGCGCGATCTGCCGCTAGGCTCTAAAGCGATTCCCTATAACCCACTCTACGAAAGCGAAATCATCAATGGTCACAATATCCGAACACCTCAAAGAGAAAAATCGGCGTTTAGAGCAGGCTACGCAAAGGGCGAGACAATCGGACGAGCGGCGTGAGCAAAGAGAAGAGGCCGCAGAAGCCGCGCACGAATTAGAGAACGCGCCCGAACTGGCGATGGCCTTAGACCTGCGCGGCGGCCTGACGGCACTTGCCAGAAACGCCCTCGCGCAGTTCGAGGGCAGCCCGCTAGCACCACAGACGACGATCAAGCTGGCTACCGCCGGAGAATCGCTGGCGCACGACGGCTGCGACTTCATCGAAGGTACGCACCTGTTTCTAGCGGTCAGGGATTGCCCCGAAGACGCTCAATCATTCGTGCTGGCACTTGCCGGAATGAGCGGGGGAAATTCTCTTGACTACTTCAAAGCGACTGACGAGCAGATCGGTGCGAGGCTGAACTGCACCGCACGCACGGTAGTCAAGAAGCGCAAGGCTCTCAAGGATTGGTCAATCAAATCAGGCTTCGCCGTGGTGCAAATTAAGGAGGGCAGTTTCGACCGTGCGACCGGGAAGTACGAAGTAACTCAATACCGCGTACCCGTCGTAGCGTGCGCCGAGAAGGTCGTCAAGTGGGCGCGTGAAAATCAGGACTGGCGCAGGAGTCCCAGCACGGCCAAGTCCCAAGCCGCGATGCGCGAACTCAAAGAATATGTTGACGAGAACGCAAGTGAGTTGCCCGTTGAGACGGTCACGAAGGCACGCAAGGCCAAGAAGCAAAAGGTTGAAGAACGCCTCCCCGCCGATATGCAGTTTACCAATCGCAAGATGAATCTCACTCGACAAGTTAAGCAGTTGATGAGCGATGCCGCCGCACTCTCTTACGCGCCCCGTGAGATATGGCAGCGCATGGTTTCGGAGGTGGAGCGGCATTTGGAGGCCGAAGGGTACTGAGAAATTCACCATAGGAAAATACTTCACATGGTTTTCTAAAGGACTTACGGGCGCAGGGTTGATAAATCGGAAAGTGGCGGGTCGCAATCGGCGGCTTTAGCCGAAGGACTAAAAATAGGGGTAGTGCGTGACTACCTATTAAGAAAAGAAGGTAGTCACGAACGGAGGTTAGCCGTGGGTGAAGTTCTTGAGTTTCGACGGATGCGAAAGCTGCGCGAGGTGCGGCCACCTTTGCCAACCGGAGTTCTCAGCCGCAGGGACGGGACGCCTTGTCCGCCGCACAGCATCGCCACATGCGAGGGCGACTTGTGCCGGGAAGTTCGCAGTTGGCTTGTCGAGTCGGATAACGCAACCGGGACTCGGCGAAGTTATCAGACCCCGATTCTTTGAGTTCCGGTACGCGCCGGACGCTCCTCCCGCTGGATTGTTCTGACTTGGAATGGGAAGAGGTTTTATGACCGTCTCCCCGTCCACCTCTGGCGTTGGGAAGGGCAAGGGGATGAGGATTTAGGTTGATGGGAGCACAAAGATACTCGGATTCGTGAATATTAAATCTCTGTTTCTCACTCAGGAAAGGCAAGGCTGATGCGAATTAAGACGGCGAACAAGAGAAGAAAGCGCAAGCTGTTCGGGGCGACTCTCCGCGCATCTGTCGCGGCGCGCGTCGCACTCTGCAACCGCTTCGCCGCGAGTGAAGGCGCATACCGTGTGACGTTCTACACAGCCGTCAACTTCGGCGTGGGCTACGACAACAGTTATCAGGCCGCTTCTGCTATCCGTGAAGGTAAGCCCATCGGCTACCACTTCAAAGGCATCTTCTACGCGCTCAAAGATCGGCTCATGGATAGGTACGGCAAGCCCAAAGGTCTGACGCTCCAACACTGGACGAGCTACGCGGAAGGCTACGACTACGGCGAAGGTATGAAAGACGGCGCACACCACTATCACATCCTTGAGCGCGTCAAGTTCGGCAAGCGCATCCTTCATCGCCCGACCGGACACTTCTCGTTCTCAAACAACCTCACTGACTACTACAAGGAAACAGTGGGCTTCGATGAAATCAAGAAACAGTGTGTGGAGCGAATCGAAGGTAAGAAGCGCATCACGCGAAACGTACCCGACGAACGGGAAGCCCGCGCCGCCCTCTACTGGCTGCTTCGTCGTTATGGAAAGCTATTGATGCAACCCGCCACACCTAGACCCAAGCCGCGCGTCGTCACGGGCGACTACATGCACGACTGCTACGTGCGAGCGGCGATCCAGCGGGAGATAGAGCGCAACGGCACAGACATTCAATGCCACTGGTGTTTGAAGATTAAGAAGGGCGTCGAGATGTCAAAGATTGACGGCCACGAGTTCTGTAGTGATTGCAGAAACATCATCTGGCAGAAGAACGAAGTCGCGGGCGTCGGTAGTGACATTCCATTTTGACTACTGCTTTGGAAATGTCGCCCAATAGAGCACCACTTCTACATTGACCTAAACCCTTTTATTGAGCGCGCGAGTTGAGAAGGACAATAAAGTGACCCCTGAAGCTATCGTATCCACGAGAACGACCCCGACCTTCGTAGCTAAACCGCTCACGCCGCCGCTCAAGTGGGCGGGCGGCAAGCGGTATCTCGTGCCGACGCTGCAAACATTGTGGATTGAAGGTAGGCGACTCGTCGAGCCGTTCGTCGGAGGTGCGTCCGTCGCGCTCGGCCTCCAACCCGCCACGGCACTGCTAAACGATGTCAACCCGCACCTCATCAACTTCTACGCGCAGATCAAGGCCAACGGTCTTCCCATAGACATACCGATGAAAGGCGGGCGCGAGACTTACGACGCCTACCGCGCCATCTTCAACCACCACGCGGTCGGTGATCATCAAGGGACATTGTGCGCGGCCCAACTCTTCTACTACCTGAACCGGACGGGCTTCAACGGGGTCTGCCGCTTCAACGCCAAAGGGGTCTTCAACGTCCCGTGGGGGCAGCGCAAGACGATCAACTACCGCAAGGAGTTCCACGACCTTCAAGAAGCGTTTCGGCACTGGCAATTCACCAGCGTGGATTTCGAGCAACTGGAGATCGAAGCTAATGACTTCATCTACGCCGACCCTCCCTACGACACCCCGTTCACCACCTTTAGCGTGGGCGGATTCTCTTGGGCGGATCAAGAGCGCGTGGCCGCGTGGCTCGCGCGCCAGAGCGTGCCCGTCGTGGCCTCCAATATGGCGACGAAGCGCATCGTCGCACTCTACGAAGGTCATGGCTTCGACATCCGGTACGTCTCCGCGCCGCGTCGGATTAGTTGCAATGGCGACCGCGAGAAGGCGCGCGAAATCTTGGCGACGAGGAATTTACATTGATCACTGGCTTCTCGACGTGGAGGTGGAAGTAAATTGTGACTATCGAATTTCGTTCTAACAACATTGACGACGCCGACCTGCTCGTCGTCAAACGCTACGAATCACTCGCCCTGCAATGCTGGTTCAACCTCTCCTACTCCTCGTGGCTCACGCTCCCGCGCGTGCTGATGGAGGCAATGCCGTTCGAGTGGCAGGACAGGATGGCCGCGCTCCTGAACGAGTACGACGCAGCGTTTCCGAATCAGCCCGACCTCGGCACGCGCGTGCAAGTGACGGATGGGGCGGGACACCTGATTAAAACTCCGCGCTGGCTCATCAACTACCGGCGACCCGACCGGGAAGCGATTGAACGCTTACGCACGTTCGAGACGGAGGAAAACGAGCATGCCGAATAAAAGCGGAATCGAATACGTACGAGTTCCCCCACACCTCACATGTCGTCGCATGAAAGGCGTCTCTCTCAACGGGAGAAGGTGGGAGTAGTTGGATAAGTAGAAGGTCGAACTAAAAACATTCTGGATACGCGACGTTCGTATCCTTTTGATTGCAGGAAGGGAGAAGGCTGATGAGCGCATAACTTATGGGGGCTACACGACGCAGGCGCGTGACATTACAACGGTGAGGTTCAAGGAGAAGAAATGAGCGAGGCGACAACAACGGAATACACGACCCCTGACGAACAGGCAATCCTTCGCGCGGGGCAGGAGTTGGATTTGATGATTAACACGTCGGGACTCTCCCCGATTGAATGTCTGCGGCGGGTGTTCGTGCCCGTCTTGGAGCAAGTGCGCGCGGGCGTGAAAACGGCTTGCCCTTCAATACCGCCAACGGTCGAAGGTGAGCACGATCAACTCGTCAGACTTCAAGAGCGGCAAAAGATGGCGGCGAATCTTATTAAGGGGTGGGAGGCGGAAGCCGATGCGCTGGATGAAGAACGGGACGCTTCGGCGCACTGTTTAAGATCGTGCGCCGCTCAAATGAAGGTAACGCTTGGAGTGGAGGGGTGAAGTTTATCGCCTCCATTATCTGGAATCTGAGCGAGTCGAGCGGCATCGGCTTAGGGCGATTCGCTCCTTACGTGTTTGGAGTAATGGTCGGTTCTAAACCGGAGAGGGGAAGTGTGGACATGAAACCCGTCAACATGATCTGGGCGGAAGAGTCCGGGATCAAAGTCGTGATACGCGAGGCGGCAGATCGTAGTGACCGACGAGTTATTGAAATCGTTCGTGACGGCCATCCCGACGAAGTATTGGCGAGCGCGACCATCGCCAAACATAACCGGGATCGTGTTGCCGACGCCTTTCAAGTTGCCAGCGAACAAAAGGGATAACGACCTCTCCCAAGAGGAATGTTTTTGATTGCATGAAAACATGATTCCTATTTAGACACCCACGCAGGGTTTAACCGATTCTACGAGAGCGCGTAAACGCGCGAGGTTGAAAGAGCATGTGTGAATGCGCTTGCGGTGACGCACAAATCGAAAAGGGTTGGAGAGTTGGAGAAAACATTCTCGCTGTCGAACTCTACCGTGGCTGTAAAGAGTGCAATGCGGGGCTGCTCGTCTCGCTGCACATCTTCACGCCCGAACAGGCCGAAGAGTACGAGATCGAGATCGTCGGAGAGTTCAAGCCCGACGCCCACGGTTGGGCGCAGATGCCTTTCCCCGTCGTCGGCAAAGACGATCTGGTCAAGGCGGCTGAATCGCTCGAAGAGGAAGAGGGCGATCTCTTTGAAGAATACGGTTCACTGCCGGAAGTCTTACGCGAGTTCGGGTTGAAACTCTTGCAGAAGAGCTTTGCGATTCGACAGAAAGAGATTGAAGAAGGGGTGAAACGCTAATGGTTGCATACAGCGATGAAGCCAAACGGGCGGCGAAGGATGAAAAGTTCTACCTGTTCAAGTTTGAACTGGATGGGCGTGGCGTGCCGACGGAATTGATTAACGGCGAGGTCGCAGGCGGAAGCAAGATGGAACTATCCACCGCCATAACCCGCCGCCAGTATCGCGCCTTTATGAGATTTTACCTGACCCACTTATGCGGCGGCGACAAGGGCAAGGCAGATCATAAGAAGTACGTCGAACGACTGACCGCAAAGCAGGAGAAGCAGAAGGTCACGGTGAAGCGGCGTAAGTAATTCTCCTGACCACCTTCTTTTGAACCCATGCGTCAACAGTCATTCAGGGAACGGTTTATTAAGTTCTGGCACGCGCCAGAAACGGAAGCCTTGAACAAAGTGTTTCCGTTATCAAGCAGCGGCGGCGGGTGGAGTTAAAAGGCTATCCGTCGTCGCACATAATGAGAATAGACGGAGGGGAAGGGATGAAGAAATCATACGTGCTGACGACGCTCGAAGGCTGGCGACAAGACCTGTGGGACGCGGGTTGGCGGGTGCGCCTGTTGAAGTTGGACGAAGCGGGGTTGAAGTTTCTGCTATGGGAGTCGGCTTGATTTCGGCCGCTGTCCTTACCTACAAGGAGCGATGAAAGATGAAATTCATCTTGCCACTGTGGGCGATGTTTAGACGCAGGCCGCCGTCAATCAGGTCAAGGCTCTATCGCCCTTGTGATAGTTGCGGCCAACCTGTCCCGCTAGGCGTCCACACTTCAAATAACGGGCGGCGGCACGCTCAGATGTCATGGGTCAGGCAGAAGATGGTGGGGAGTAGATGAAAAAATGAATGTATTCGACAAGTTAAAGAGCTACGTTGAGCGCGCCAATCTTATGGATGAAGACCTCGCCTACCTGACTACGCTTTTGAAAGAAGCGCAGCGCGATCAACGGCACGGATGTGCCGAAGCCGTCAATACCATCGAAGGCAAAAGCCACACGTTCGGCACTCGCCTTTGTATCCGTAAGGATGAAGCGTATCAAGCAGTCTTCAACGCGAAGGCCGAAGTAGAGCGAGCTAATGAGCCAGCCTAAAACAATCACATCCCTTGAGTTCTCCGCGCCGATCCGCACGATCAGCGAAGCCAACCAATCGGAGCATTGGAGAGTGAAGCATAGGCGAAAGAAGGCGCAGCAAAAAGAGATGAACGCTGAATGGCTGCAAGCCGCCAAAGGGCGAAAGATTGCGCTGCCGTGCCTTGTGCGCTTCGTTCGGATAGGGGCAAAGAGTTTGGATGCCGACAACCTCGCCGGCAGTTTTAAGCACGTTCAGGACGAAGTGGCGCGGCTCCTAGGCGTTGACGACGGCGGCAATCAAGTCCGGTGGGAATACGATCAAGTTCCGATAGGCGAGCGCAAGTATAGCGTTCGCGTGGAGGTCAGGAGTTTATGAACCTCTGCCGATGTGAAAAACCGAAGCCCGTACGTAACTCTGTTGGAGGGAAGGTCTGTAGCAAGTGTGGAAAAAGTCTGCGCGAAAATGAGCCAAACGGTGATATAATCCCCGACGTTAGCAAGCGCATCCGCGACCTTGAGCGGAACATGCGACAGTTTCAGTTGGAGCTACAACAGTTGAAGGCTCAAGTGCGAGCCGATTGATAAATCGAACCGCGAGCCGAGATTAGAGCCGAGAGCTACTAATACCCGCCCGCCGCCGGATTCTTAAGTGAGTCCGTGTCGGCGGGCTATTTTTATTTGCTGACAACTTTTCCTCGTCGCCCCGCGCGACAAGAGAGCCGACACCGGAAATGAGCGAGAAGATTTTAGTTCAACTCGACAGGTTTGAAGATGGCGACAAGGTCGTGCTGACCCGTTTCGACGGACGTCCCGAGATCGGCGTTGATGAATGTCTCATTCCTATTGGAGCTAAAGAGGGCGACACCTTCATGTACGACGAAGAGGCGCGCACGTTGGAGAGGTACGCAAGCGCATGAACGCAAGAGAAAGAGTAGGCCAACATTTTGAACTCGCCGAAGTCGCACACTCCCCGGCGGCCTCGAAGCGCGGGATCGATCAACTCGCCCTCATCACCCCCACGGTCAAAGCCAATGCTCGACGGTTGGCGACAGAGATTTTAGACAAGGTTCGGGGTCACTTCGGAAAGCCCGTTCTCGTCTCAAGTTGGTATCGCTCTCCCGTGGTCAACAAAGCAGTCGGCGGGGCTGCTACTTCGCAACACCTGACCGGGCAGGCGGCGGACATCAACGTCCACGGGGTAAGCGTTGACGACGTTTTTAACTGGATAGCTTTTGAGTCGGGTATCAAGTTCGACCAAGTGATCCATGAGTTCGGATCGTGGGTTCACGTTTCAATCTCCGCGAAGCCGAGAGGCGAGAGGCTGAAGGCGTATCGCAAAGGCAACCGGACGGTCTACGAGACTGTGACGAAGCCGGTAGATTCTTGACCTTCCCGCGCCGCCGGTAGCTTCGCGCGGGAGAACGGGGGTAGAGGCTTTAGTTGCCAGCTTTCCCCTCTGCCCCTTAAAACACTATGCACCAAGTTTCAATAACTTCAATCGTCGGCTACGCACGCATCGCGGTCATACTCGTGATCGGTGGATTGCTCATAGCCAAGCGGCTCACCCTGCTCGAAGCGACTGCGATCCTCACCTTCATCGTTAGCGCGCTTGGGTCTGTTGGTCACATCGCATCACGCGACGCCAACGCGCCGGAGATTCTTTCACAGGTGACGGTCAGGGAGTCCACGGAGAAGGACGGTCGTCCGGTCGTGGCTGTCGCCACACAGGTTGAAGGAGAAAGGTTGGAAAGCAAATGACAGGCGAGCCGACAACACACTTCACAACCACCGATCCGAGCGAAAGAAAGCCGGAGTGCGGCAAGGCGAGCGCGCGTAGCAAGTTCACCCGCGACAAGCGGAAAGTGAAGTGCGAAAACTGCCTCCGCACGAAAGTCTACAAGGGGCGAAAGAAGTGAGCGATTTAGTTTTCGCCCGCAGCACGCGCGGGTTCGAGCCGCTAAGAATTAGTGAGGGCGCAGATCGTCCGCTGTGCGTCTGTGGTGATTCGTGGGGTAGCCATTACGGCTCGCTGAGCACAGAGCCGCAACCTAAGCCTTGTAGTCAGTGTGAGTGTGCAGACTATAAAGCCGCGACGGAAACGGAATGGCGCAAGAAATGAGCGTCGGTATAGAAGTAATCGCCCCGCCCGCAGAGGTGGTGGTAATCGAAAAAGGTAGACAGTTTCAGGAAGGTGATTAACGAAATGAGAAAAACAATCCGCGCATCCCTCGCCCTCACACTCGTCTGCGCGCTCGTCGCGTGCAGTTCGAGCAAACTCAACCGCGTCATCGCATCCGTCGAAGTCGCCGCTACGATCCCCTCGTTCCCCGCGCAGGTGCGCGAAGGCTTTTCGGAAACGGCGCGGGCGCTCCGAACGGTACGTGACAACCCGAACGCCGCGACGTGGCAAAACGCGCTCCGCATCTTTGACGACTTGAACGCCCGCAACGTCTTCCGCGTGAGCGATCCGAACTTACAAGCCACCATCTCTGCAATCGTGGCTGTCGTGCGCGTATTGCTGGAAGATGCTGCGCCGCAGATTTCAGGCGACGGAGCGAGGGCTAATCCTGACGTTGGAAAGCTGAAAGAGGCCGACGTGAAAGAGTTAGAACGTCTCGTGCGAGAGGCGCGGAAGTAGTTTGACAATTTAGGGCTGTCACAACGGACGAGGCTAAGGCCGGGAAGCAGGTCGTTCAGTTAATGGGAGGCGTAAGCCGTTCGCACCAACTGACCGACGGCCAACACCGGATGGGTGGCGGGCGGTTGACCAGATAGCCCTAATTCACTTTTGGTCGCCGGGACTCTGAGTGGTAGAGAGGGGAAAGATGCCAGTCATTGAGCTTAGTTGGGAAGAATACAACCGATACCTTCGAGACGCATCCCGTTACTGCGGCTCGGACGGTGCGGGTAACTACAACTGCCGTCTCTGCGGTAACGAGTGGCGGGCTTACAAGCGATACCTCTACTGGCCGATCCGCTTCCATTGGAGTTGGTACCCACTCAGTCGCGCTTCCTTGAAGGCTGTCGGCATGAAGCGGCGGGCGAAGCGCGTCACGTGGCACGGGTGGCAAGTCGGTTGGGACGGAACGGAGCAGAGAGTGTTCGGGTGGACGCTCTCACTCGGCGCGTTAAAGATTTCCTTCGGCTCTAAAGACAGGATGCCGGAGCGCACGACCTACACGTGGAAGCAGGAGGCCAAGCCCGAACTCGTATTGACTGACGCGGCCATGCCTCATTTGAACGTCGAAACGGAGCAATGAGTTTTCGTTTCGCCCATGAGGGCGGACAGGGAGCGGGACACGAAAGGAAACTTTATGACGATCATGATGATTTTGTTAGGAGCGGTTGGGTTGTTTGGCTTGGCTGTGTACGTCGCGCGGAGGACAGGAAGAACGTCGCAGCGTTCCGCCTTCGCGCCTTTGTTGACGGTTACGCCATCCGTGCCTTCGGCATACGCGACGATGGCGACCTCTCGCGTAACTCGTACTCCGAAACGTCAAGGCGCGAGCCAGTCGGTCCGCAAGGCTCAAGAGCCTCGGCGGCATGGCGACGATGCGCCGTCAACTACCAACCTGTCTAGCGACCTGTTTACTTCGACCTCTTCTTTCGTTACGGACTACAGCGCGCCCTCTTACGACAGCGGCTCGAGCAGTGATAGCGGGTCGCCCTGCGGGGATTCGGGCGGCAGTTCAGACTTCGGCGGCGGCGGGTCAGGTGGAGATTGGTAATTAGGGAGCGAGCGCGAACGGCAGTCCCGCGAAGAAGTGCCGCCCGCGCCCTTGATCGAGTTGGTATGAGCAACCCGACCCGGCGAGAAGATTAAACGGGGTCACGAGCGGTTGACAAGGTGCGGGCGGACTCATTGCCGTCCGTGGGGAATAACGAACGAAGGCCGTGGAAAGGATTGACCGCCTCACGATGGTAGACGGAAACAACATTGGCGCGGATTCGTGGTCAGAGTGGCGGCGGCACGTTCTTTTAGAAGCGGAGTCGCAGCGCAAGACCCTTGAACGTATCGAGACGCAAATGAGCGATCTTAAGACCGACATCGCCCTCCTAAAGTACAAGTCATCACTATTCGGCGCGTTGGGGGCGGGCGTGGTGGTTTTAATTTACGCGCTGGCTCAGGGTTTGATGAAGACATGAAGCGTGTGTTGATCGGCGAAGACAGTCCCGACCTCGTGATGGGCTTGCGCTATTTCTTGGAAGGCGCACCGTTCAGTTACGACGTAGCGACGACAGGCCAGGAGGTGACGGCGCTACACCACTTGGCGCAGGTGGGCGGGAAGCCCTACGACCTGTTCGTGCTAGACATCGCCATGCCTATGAAGTTAGGCACGACCGCCTTGCGTGAGATTAGAGAGGGGGGCGATACGAAGACCCCGGCGATGATTATGACGGGGCTTCCCCCCAATCAGGCCATGAAAGAGATCAAGGGTTTGGGCGTGTTCTGCGTACTCTACAAGCCCCGCGCCTACGAGGAAATCGTGCGCCGGATCAGCTTGGCTTTGGAGGGCGTTTGTGATGATAAGTGAACAACGGCGTGGTTGGCGGGAAGTGGCCGTGCTGGCGATCTTCGTTCTCGTCATCTTGGTGGCTATTTACATGGTAGAGCGGCGTAGCGTCCGAATGGAGCAAGTCAGCATTGCCGAGCGTGCCGATCATCTTCGTCGCATCGAGGCGTTGGAACGCAGACAGGATGCCGACGATGTGGGCTATGCGAACCGGGGGATCGTTCAGCGCACGCTTTTGACGGAGGCGATTAAGCACGAATGGTTTACACCCGAACAAGTGAGGTTGCTAGAGGACGTGGCGGCGGGCAGCCGCTACCCACAACAAACTCAAACAGGCCGGTAGCCCCGGGCCGCCACCGTCAGTAGAGAGGTATATGGGAGTAGCAGGTAAAAAGGGAAGTAAGAAGGCGGGTAAGCGGAAGCCTGCAAAGAAGCAGGTTGAACCAAAAGTTCTGCCCGTGGTTACTGACGAATTATCGCCCCGCCGTCAGATGTTTGTCGAATATTACTTAGGCGAGTGTAGGTTTAACGGGACAGCAGCGGCGCGCGCAGCAGGGTATGAAGGTGACGATAACGTGCTCGCTGTCACCGCATCTCGCTTGCTAAGAAATGCTAAGGTGCGCGCCCTTATTGACTCCCGGATTTCAGAGGCTGCGATGTCGGCAAACGAAGTTTTATCAAGGCTTTCGGAGATTGCGCGCGGCAGGGTGACGGACTTTGTTGATGATGACGGGAAGTTTGATCTTCGGGCGGCAAAGAAGCTCCAAAAAGATGGCCTTCTCAAGAAGTTAAAGCAGAAGCGCACATCAAAAAAGGTAGATCGCTTCACCGAGGGCAAAGAGGACTACGCCGAGACGTTTGAAACTTCTCTCGTTTACGAAGAAGTGGAGTTTGAAATCTACAGCGCACACGAAGCACTAAGAGATTTGGGCAAGTATCACAAGTTATTTACAGAGAAGTATGAGCATAGCGGAGAGGATGGTAAGCCCATCCCCATTTCCATTATCGAAGCCGTTAAGCCAAAGGCGTGATTTAGTCGAGATCACGGCGGAAGGCAAATTGAGGCTTCACTTCCACCCCGGCCAGTGGCGGGCGTGGGAGAGTGTTGCGCGCTTCGTAGTCGTTTTGGCCGGAACGCAGGGGGGGAAGACCTCTTTCGGCTCTCACTGGCTCTACAGGGAGATACAGCGCATGGGCGCAGGCGACTACATGGTTGTCACGCCCACCTTCCAACTCTTGGAACTCAAAGCCCTGCCGGAGTTTCGCAAACTGTTTGAAAACACGCTCCGGCTTGGGCGTTATGTTGGTTCGCCCGTTCGCAAGTTCGTGTTCTCGGCAGACGGGGAGATAAAAACTTTCGGCCGCAAACAAGACACCCCTACCGTTGTTTATTTTGGCTATGCCGCAGACCCCGAAAGTTTGGAGTCGGCCACCGTGAAAGCCGCATGGTTAGATGAGGCGGGGCAAAAGAAGTTCAAGTTAGGGTCGTGGGAGGCCGTCTTGCGCCGCCTCTCGCTTGCCGAAGGGCGCGTGTTGATTACCACGACGCCTTACGATCTTGGATGGCTCAAACAGAAGCTATGGGACAAGTGGAAGGCCGGGGACAAAGAGGTTGAGGTGACACGCTTCGACTCGACAGAAAACCCGAACTTCCCCCAAGCGGAGTTTGAGCGGGCGCGGCGCGATCTTCCCCCATGGAAGTTTGATCTGTTCTACCGTGCCATCTTCACACGCCCGGCAGGACTCATCTACGACAGCTTCAATGAAGAGATATGCAAGATTCCACGCTTTGCCATCCCTGACAAGTGGCCGCGCAATCTTGGATTGGATTTTGGCGGCGTTAACACTGCTGGACTCTTCTACGCGGAAGAACCCGGCACGCCGCGACTCTACCTCTACCGCGAGTACAAGGCCGGAGGCCGGACAGCCAAGGAGCACGCAGAGCATTTAAGGGAGGGCGAGCCGATGCTGCCTACTTGTGTCGGCGGCTCTCATTCAGAAGGCCAGTGGAGGCACGAATTTAGAGATGGCGGTCTGCCTGTGCGCGAGCCGGATATTAAAGATGTCGAGGTAGGCATTGATCGTGTCTACGGCGCGCACAAGCGAAACGAGATTTACGTGTTTGACGATCTTCACGGGTATCTGGAAGAGAAGCAGACTTACGCGCGGGAGCTTGATGCCAACGGAGAGCCGACTGAAAAGATTGAAGACAAGAGCACCTTTCACTTTATGGACGCGGAACGCTACATCATCGGGTGGCTGAAACGGACGTTAGTTGACGACGAGGAAGACGCCTATTCCTACGGGGAGAGGAACTACACATGAAGAAGTTCGACGACTACAGGTATGGCGACGCCCGAAAGCTGTTCGTCAATAAAGACGGGACGGAGCGGAGGACACCTACGGCTATCCTTGCCACGCAGTTCCGTAAAGGTAATCACTGGCAGAACGGGAAAGGCTTCATTGGTGAAAAACCGATCCCCGGTCAGGCGGGCTTCGTCCCCACCATGCTCGCCATTAAAAACGGCTTCGTCTCCGAAAACGTAGTCGGGGAGGTTGTCGGAAATCACGATTCAGGGGTGTTAGGCCGTGAGCCTGTCTGGAGTTTTCTTCAAATAGATAGCAAAGAGCCGATCAGGGTAGATAAAAAGGTATATGAACCCCTCACGACTTGGTGGAACGACCGCGAAGTCTTAAACGATCTTCAAGAGAGCGTCCGCATCATGCTCTGTGAAGAGATAACCGTCAGGCGCATCTACATCCCGCAAGGATTGTTGGACGAACAGGGGAAGGACGAAGAGGGTAAGTTAAAGCCGTCGGGAGACGTTGTTAAAGCTCTGGAACTTGTCTACACGGAAACCCTGACCTCAGATGTTGCCGGAGTCTTCACCGACCCGGCTACACAGCGTCAGATCGGTGTCTACCTGTTCGAGCGGGAGTTGCCAGATGGTTCTAAGCAGAAGTGTGCGGAACTCTCCTACCTGAACCCTGAACGCCAGACCGTCCACCGGGTAGTTGTTGACGGCACGTCCGAGCCGGAAGAGTTCGGCCCCTACGATCTTGGTGGCCGCTTGCTCATCTACGAGATGCGGCGGGAGGCGTTGATCACGGAGCAAGTTCAGTCGAACCAAAAGGCATTGAACCTCGCGCACACGATGATGATGCGAAACGTGAATCTGGCGGGCAACCGCGACACCACGATCACGAACGCGCAGCACCCGAAGGCCAAGAAGAAGATCGCCACAGCAGAAGGTGTCAAGGAAGTGATGGAAGACGCGCCACACGTCAAAGGTGCGGGCGCGGTCATGTACCTGCTTGGCCGTCCCATCTATAACGAAAAGAGTCAGGTGATCGGCTACACGAACCCGAACGTGATTATCAGTGACCCCGTACCCGTCGAAACGTTCAAGGAGACGCGAGATCACTTCTATGCGGCCATCTTGGGACAATGCCAGCAGCGGCATAAGCTGATCTCAGGAGACGCCACGGCATCGGGCAGATCGAGAGAGCAAGCCAGAGCGGAGTATGAAGGCAGTTTGAAGGCCACCAAGAGCGTTGTTGACGCTGCCGGGCGGTGGCAACTGGAAACCGTTCTGAGACTGGCCGCACAGTTGGCAGGTAAGACGAGTGAGTTTATCAACCTGCGCGCCGACTTCAACTCTCTGATTGATACGGGGCCGCTCAGTCCCACGGAGCGGCAAGAGAACCGGGCGGACGTTAAAGACAAACTGCTTGCCCCTCAAACCGCCATGAGTCGCAATAACGTGGAAGACACGGACGCGGAATATACGCGCATGGAAGAGGACGCGAAGCAACAGAAGAAGTTGCGCGATCTCTTGCCGCCTATAGTGCCGCCGCCATCTGAGGATAAAACGGGAGATAAGTTGTCAGCGTGAGCTTCAAGCCCATACAACACGGACGCGAGATCGTCGCACACGGTTTTGACTGTGGGCACTGTTCGATGAACGCCGCGACGGTAGCAAACGGCGTCCTCTCATTCAAGAATCGCCACGGCGGGGAGATACACGCGAACGCGGTTGACCTCAATCAGTTGTTCAAGTGGTATGTGGAGCGGGCGAATAAAACTACGATTGAAAACCTTGAAAAATTATTGCAGCAGGCAAAGCAATCTGTGGTATGATTCGTGCTGTGTTTGAAATCCTGAATCAAGCTGGTCGGTAAGGCGGCAACGCCCCCAAGAGTTTATTCAGGCTGAATAGGTCGCGGCAGTTGGCGGCGCACAACGGGGAATACCTTCGGGGCTTCCTGCTGTCCACGTTCGATTCGTGGTTAGACTTGGTTGAATAACAAGCTGGTTCGACTCCAGCCCGCACCGTTCAGTAACAATTAAATATCAGGTTCTCTTCTGAGCCGACATGTACTGACTCTTGTTTGAGTCTTGCGTGTCGGCTTTTTTGCGTTTCCAGCCAACCTCCCAGCGGGAGAAACAACGGAGTCCAGCGGACATGTTGAAACAATACGACAAGCCAGAAGATGTGCCCGAAGCCTTACGGGAACACTACTCACGACGCGAAGACGGCAAGATGCACGCCGACATCCCGAACGATCACCCGGCCGTCAAGCACAACGCCACACTGCTCAAGGAAAAGAACGATGCGATTGCGGAGCGCGACACTGCCAAGTCTGAGCTCGACAGCGCGAAGGCCAGCGGCCTCCCGCGCGGACACGAAGCCGTGCCGAAGGCCGACGCCGAACTCGTCAAAGTTATCAAAGAGGCGGGCATCACGAAGGTCGAAGACTTCGCCACCCTCAAGACCGACCATGACACGTTCAAAGTGAAGGCCGAGACGGCAGAGCGCGAGAAGCACGCCACCGAAATCGGCGAACTGATGGGATGGGACAAGGAAAAGACCGCCCGCCTCGTCCCCAAAGTCTTCGACCTCTCGCAAGTCGAATCCCGCACGGGCGCGGATGGCAAAAAGACACTGGTGGCGAAGGTCAAGCAGGGCGACGGGACTTTCATCGAAAAGCCTTTCGCCGATGTCGTCACCACCACCCCCGATTTAAATGATCTGCTTCCGTCTTTGAAATCCGAGAGCGGCGGGACGCGCGTTCACGGCAGCACGCCGGGCGCGGGCAGTGGCGGCAACCTGTTTGACTCAATCCGCGAAGGCGTAGCGGCGCAGGAAAAGGGCGCGGCGGCCGAGAGCAAAACGTTGGAGCAACGCCTGCACATAGCAGCCTAACAGTCAGGAGAACTAGAGATGCCTATTACCGTTGAAGAAACCGAAGGCGGAACTGCTTACGCCAGTCCGTTTGTCGGCCCCGTTGATCATACGGCACATGTCCGGGTTGACGTGTCCGCACTCACGACCTCGCAGGTTGACAGTAAAGGCTATCTCAAGCCCGGCGTGGTGCTGACGCTCGACGGCGTAGCCCCGGCCGACACCGAAGGGACGGCGCAAGTCGAGACTGCGACTGTCGCCGGAACTGTCGGCGCGTCAGGCGCGGGAAACGCGACCGTGATCGTCACTTCGGCCAACATGGCGAACTCCCCCAAGACGATTAGCGTCGCCGTCGCCAATAACGACACCGCCTCTCAGGTGGCCGCCAAGATTCGCACCGCCCTTGCGAATGATGGTGACGTGAATGACACGTTTTCAGTGGGAGGCACGGGCGCGAGTGTGGTGTTGACCGCGCTACAACCCGCTGCTAACGACGTCACGCTCAACGTCTCCGTGGACAACGGGACGAGCACCGGCCTGACCGCCGCCCCGACTTCCGCCAACACGACGGCGGGCGTTGCAGGGGGTGCAAACAGCATGGTCTGCATGGTCAGGGAAGCGACGAAGATCGCTGCCGACAACACCGCCCTCGCCTCCATCACGACCGACCCGTTTGTCGCCTGCGCCACCATTGCCCAAGTCAACCGCGATATTGTTGAGGACAACTTGGGGCGTGCCTTGAACGCCGCCGAAATCGCCGCCCTGAACGGAGAGCGCAGCCGCCTCGTTCTGCTTCTGACCTAGTTAAGGAGAAACACGCACCATGCCCGAGATTCTTTCCTACATCGAATCAGTCAAAGAACTGACCGCCCCCGCCCTGACGGTGCGCGCTCAGGCGATTTCGCCGAACGATAACGGCGAACTCATCTATGACATCTTCTTTCCACGCCAGAACGTCGGAAGCGTGAAGTTGCGCGACATCACGATCCGCAACTTTAGACCGGCGGCGGATCGTCGCGAATGGAACGGTCGTGGCCGTCTGATCCCGATCCAGACTCCCGACAAGAAAGACCTGAAAATCATCCCCGTCGAGGACTATTCCAAGATTGACGAGGAAGAGATGCAGGAGCTTTTCGAGAACACGGACGGCGAGGCTGCGTTGATCCGCAGGCGTATCGGCGCGAGCATCCCCGAACGTGTGGACAACCTGACAAAGGCCGTCTATCGCCGTGTCGAGTTGGACGCAATGAGCGTGTGGTCGAACGGGTACGTGGATCAGGTCGATCCGCAGACGGGACGCGCCTTCCGAACATCTTTCCAAATCGCAGCCTCGAAGTTGCAAACGGCTTTGACGGCGTGGAATGACGGCAGCCTGAACGCCTATAACGAACTGCTCGCGTGGCTTCGTGATGGGATCAGCGTCATCGGCCCCATCGAAGGCGTCATGTTGAGACTCGCCACGCAGAACGCTATTCAGGCGGACGCACCCACGCTCCTTAACGGCTACCGCCCGACCATCAAGGAAATCTCCCAACGCATCACCGACGAACTCGGCAGCCCGTTCAACTTCTTCCAGAACGAGAAGACGATTGACGTGTTCACGGACGGCGGCATCACCACGACGCCGACGAAGACGTGGCCGGAGCACAAGATCAACGCGATCCCGGCTGGCAAGCGCGTTGGCGCGACCGCATACGCGCCCGTGGTTCGTGCCGGTGAAATGGCAAACGAAGTGCCGGAGGCGCGCATTGATAAGAACAGCATTGCGGTCTTCTACGAGCCGGAAAACGGCGGGCGCACGCTGACCATCGAGGCGCAGGGCAACATTCTCTCCATCCCCGACGAGCAGAAGGTCTGGGGCATTGACGTAGGAGTCTAAAAGTTATGGCTGACAATCGAAAAATAGTGAGGGGTATCCGCATCGGCACGGAGACGGTGACGGATGCCGACAGGTTGGAGAGCTTGTTGACCGCAGGGCAGATCGCCTCTCTCGCGGCGAGAGGGCACGTCACGGGCAACTTCAAGGGAAAAGGTGCGGGAAGGGAAGAGGGCAAGGGTAGCCCTTCGCCTGACGCGAAGACCAAAGCGGAACTGAGGGAAGAGGCCGAAGGTAGGGGTTTGGAAGTTCCTGCGAACGCGACGAAGGCCGAGATCGTGGCGTTGCTCGAAGGGAAATAAATGCCGACTCCTACACCCGAACCTACGCCCGCCGAAATCATCTCGCTCATGGAAGTCACGGGCGAGAACGACTACGACAGCCTAAGCACGCGGATCGCTACGGGCAGTCAGGTCGAAGTAGATGCGAAGTGGGCAAAAACACTTGCCGACATCGCGGAGTGGGGCGCGAAAGTGCGAGGCAAGTACGCCAAAGTCAACGGGCGGATCGTGCTTGATCCTAAAGATCGTGAATACGCAATTCGTTCAAGAGTGCGACTCCGTTACGGCCTGACGGAGAGAGTTGACGAGAGTGTGACGGGGGAGTTTCCCGGCTCGCGTGCAGTGCCGGTTGAGATGAGGTGGTAGGTGAGCACGTCTTCGGACATCACGGAAGCCTACGCGGAAGCATTTGATGCGGAGCGGGAGGTGTTGCTTGGGGAAGATGCCAAGCTGCTTCTCTTGAAACCTGACGGCGGGGCACAGCGATACACGATCCTTGAAACGCTTGAATCAAGCTGGTCGGCTTACTTTAGCGAGTTTGTCGGGAGTCCGACGTTTCAGGTAGCAGATGATAGCGTGGAGTTCTACGCGAAAGCTATCGAAGCCTCGCACGTCATGGTGAGTGATTCCGACAATGAGACGTTGAATAACCGCCTCCACGAAATTAACCGTGAGACGACCGTCCCGGCCGGAATCGAACCCTTCTGGAAAATCAGAGCGACGAACATCGGCAAGAAATACGTGCCACCCGAACCATGAGCCAAGTACTCATATCACCCGCAGTCTTAGACCTACCGCGCGCCATTGACGCGGCGTTCGCGGATGCTCAAGACGATATAGCGGAGGTCTTAGCCAAGGGCTGGCGCACGAACATCATCGCCCTAGACGTGATTGACTCACGCACTTATCTAGAGTCCGTAGACGTGGCTGACCCGATCCAAGTTGGGCGAGTTCGCACGGTCGCCATAGAAGCACCAGAGGCGGGCGGGTACGCATCTGCAATCAAGCGCAAAGCCGATTCTGATTATGTCGGGCAAAGGGTCGCGGAGAACGCCGTCGAACAGTCTGACGGCCACGTTAACGCCGCGCTCGACCGCGCCGGGGACAGGTTGAAATGACGGGGGCGGAGTACGCAGCGTTGGGAGCGAGTCTACAGGCTGCCATCGTCGCGCTCATCAAGTCCGTGGTGGTGAACGAGGACGACGAGTTGATCGCGCTTGTCTTAGACCGCGACCCGGTAAGTCTGGATGAGGCGCAGTGGTTGGGGGCTTTGAAAACAAGTGCGGACTTGGATGAGAACAATGAGAAGCGGGCGCATGCTTGGATCGTGACGTTCGCGGCTTCGGAAGATTTAGCCACTTCGCAGAACCGGAGTATCGCGCCGATTTTCAAGCTCAAGGTTCAGGTCTTCTACTCGCATGACTTCGGGACGGACGCGGACAATTCAGAGAAGCGAATACGCGATGAAGTTTTGAAAGTCCAACTGGCTTTCGCGCAAGCCCCGAAGCTCATCCCACGAACGAAGCACCGACAGCTTGAAATGAGAATCAGGTTAATGAAGTTTCCGGCGGAGATTGTTCATCGTGGTGAAGGTGAACTCGTGGTGGAAAACGACGCTTTCAACGTCTACTAAGGGAGCAAATGATGGCGAGACAACTACTCGAAGATGCAGAGATTATCTACAGCACGCTGCCTGAGACGGCCGTCAACACTCCTTATGTTGCCATAACCGGGTTCAAGTCCGCACTCGTCAATTCGGGGATGCCCCCGATCCCTAAGCCCACACGCATCAAGAATGACATGATCGGCGGGCAAAATGAATTTGGGCGCAAGGCTCGAAACAACTACTGGCCGTCCTTAGACGTTCCCATCGGTGGGATGCTGAACAGCGAGATCGCCGCCGACTTCGCCCGGCGCGCTTGGGGCGGCGTGATCACCCATACCCTAGTCGCTACCGGCGTCTATGATCACATCATTGCCCTGCAAACCAAGACGCCGAGCGGCGGGTTTGGCGGGCGCATTCCCATGCTCACAACATTCGCGTGGCTACTTGGGGGCTACAACTTCCTGCACGCGAGTTGCGCCATCGATAACTTTGAGATCGGCTTCGACGGTGATACTTCGCCATCATGGTCTGCCACTTTGCGAAACACTGGCTACTCGTTCCGGCGACTCTCCGACGCGGACATTTCCGCAGACATGACGCCGACGCCCACAGTTCCGACCTATAACCTCTTCCACCCTGCGGGGGTCAAGGCCACTTTTAACGACGGGTCGTTAAAAGACTTTGGTGCGGACGCCCGATTGATCTCCGGTCGGTGTGGAATAAATAATCAGATCGTAGTTAAGCCACACCAGCAAGACCCGTTTAGAGTCACGTCTCCGGCAATTGATCGTACCTCGGGGGCGTATATGCGCGACATTCATCGTAGCAAGCGCGTCTTTGTCCCGACGCTCAAGGCTTCAATGGACGAGACGCTGGCCGAGTTCGTTACGAGCCGAGACTTAACGGACGTGACCAACCTCACCTATTTGTTTGAGGGGGACTTGATCGGGGCGACCGTTTACGCGCGTCAATTCGAGGTCAAGTACCCACTCTCGACGATGGAAGTTGACAGCGACACCGACGACACGGACGCGGCAATCTCTTTGTCATTCGATATTGACAGGGAGGACGCGGTAGGCGGCATCGCAATACTTAGAATCCGCGACGGCAACCCGACGCTCTAATAGGAGAGAATGATGGGAGAGGAAAATCAGTTGCAAGCTACTCCGACCGCCGGAACGGTGCTGACCTTTGAAGAGTACGACGCGATGGAACGACAGATTCAGATCGGCGATGAGGATGAAATGCTCGCCATCGGGATGACCGTCGGAGAGTATCGAAAGGGCTTGCGGGAGAAAGAGCGGGAGGCGAACCCGACGGAGATTGAAACCGTCAGCATGCGCTCCCAAGCTGCGACGGAGAACCCGTCGGTCAGGGTGTCTATTGAAAAGGGGAGACTGATCGCCTCGCCGCTCGTAGCCGAGCCGGAGATACTTGAGCCTCTGCCGCCTGACGAGTTCATCGAAGACCATGACCCGCCGCCCCCGGATGAGGATAAGCCGTCGCCGACTGGCACGCTTTCCGTTGACCAGAACAGTGAGATGCCGGGAACGGTGGAGAGTGTGGGATCTGAGCAAGCGTTGGCCGGGAACGTCCCGACGCCCAGAGTGAAGAGATCGAAGCCGCAGACGCCCGCCACCTAGCCGCTACGTGAGTCCTACCGTGAGAGGGGCGATGCTCTAACGAGTGTTGCCCCTCTTACTGTTGAATGTTTGCGGCGGTTGCCCCTTGTCTTCTTCTTGTGGTGGAGCGCATGGCGGGCAGATGTCGCCGGTACAGAGGCAAAGGTTAGTGATAGGTTTCGTGCCTTCGTGTGCGGATTGGTAGCAGCCGGTGAGAGTGGCGAGTGTGAGTAAGAGTATAAGAGTCAAATATCGGTACTTCATGTGGCGGACGCTACTAGATAGCGGGACGGAATGCAAGGCTAGGTGGTTCGGGAGACCTTGCCCACCTCTTTCAATGTTTGATATTCTCCGCGGCCATGAAGAGACTCATCTTGCTCGCCGCCTCCTTCATCCTTCTCATACATTGCATCGCCTACCCGGCAGACAAAAAGCCGTGGCCGCTTGATATAGAGCGGTACAGAACCGTCACCCTTAAAATCCCCGCAGCATTAATTGGATTTGAAAAGATTAACGCTTGGCGAGGGACAACGAATTACACTGCGTACATTCAGGGTCTGGCAGGCGGGAAGGTGGCGGTGAACACTAGGAGCGATTGGCGGGCCGCCGGGTGGCCGTTGATGCGGAATCTGCGACTGGAAAAGGTTGAGCAGAAGAGTGATTACACAGAGGTCGAATTAAGGCAGGGCGGCGAAAACGTGAAACTGCGGTTTCAGGGGGTGAAAGACTTGAACGCTGCATTCGCCCAAGTCGTCTACCCCGGCAATACGGAATCTTTTGAGTCTAGTGATTATTACAAAACCGAAGTGATTGATAGATTCCTCCCCACGATCTTTAAGGGCAGGCTCGCGACTATTCACTTTGAGACTCAAATGCTGCTTTTGAAGGGCGCGAACTACGATCTAAACTTCGTGGGCGGTGAAGAGTACAAAGGAAAGTTTTACGTAGTCTTGCGTGACACCACGGCAGATGTTTACAACACGCTCCAACTAAATCAGGCTGCGCGGGTTTCGCGGGTCACGGAAGGGACAATACTAACCGCCTTGCGCGGTACCTATAAACTGATCGGCGGAATTGAAGAAATAGATGGCGTCAAGATAGAAATGCGGGTTCTTTATAAAGACTTTGTGAATGAGCATTATTCGGCTCCGCACGCTGACGACTTACACGCTTACGTTCCTTTCTCCCTCATCCAAGAGTTTGACGAGGCCGAGATCACAAATCAGGATTTGGTTGATCGCTCAATCTTCCTTGTCAATGGAAACCGGGTGAAAGTTTCCCTAACTCAATTCAACTAATGGCTCTCACCAACTGCTCAGAGTGTGGTGCTCGCATCGCCGAAAACGCGCGCACTTGCCCCAACTGCCTGCATGACCGCCGAAGCGCAGAAACATATAGATTCTTTCTTTATATAGCGGTGCTGGCGTTCATCGTTTACGTTATCTATAAAGTGTTTGACGGGAATTAAAAGTCTCGCAGATGGGGATTAGTTTGTGCTATACTCCTCCCTGTCGGTGCTCTGTCGAATGATATTCACCGATGCAGGCTCTTGGCCTTGTGTAAATCCTGCTCTTGAACTTAACGTTTGAGGGCGGGCTTTTTATTTATGGCTGCTCTCAATCCTCAACTCAGGAGAGCGGCCAATGTCTGCGAAACTCAAACCCGCACCCAAATCCCAATCAACCAAAGCCCTTTTGCCGGAGTATGACGCCGGGGCGATCCAGCACATTCCAGCAGTCGTTACGCTCGAAGGTGGGCGGGCGAATGTCACATTAATCTACGACCCGAACGCCCAAGAGAAAACCTTTGACCAACATCTCGACGAGTACGAGATGCGCGCGGGCATCAAGACCGACGATCTGCCGGATGATGAGGTGGACGCGGCAGTCGCGCAGGCGTTGCTCGAGGCTCAATGCTGGCTGTTCGACACTGTGATCACCGACATTGAAGGTATCGGCGCGGAGGGCGAAGAGAGGCCGGTTGAATGGCGTTCGATAGCATTCTCACCTGAACGCAAGAAGGCCGTAGTAGAACAGGCGATTCTGTACACGTTGCCGATGCAGGCGAAAGCCGTCGCCGCGCGCCCTTCGTGGTCTTCAAACTTCGCCAGATCAACCACCCGCCTCCTGTGTCATTTCAACGGCCGCGAGTTGGAAACGTTCCACACCATGAAGCCCGCCGACAGCAAGACTCTTGACGAGTTCCGCGCGCTTTGGGCGAAGGGTGGAACGGGTCTACAGGTCGCATCACTTTACGAAACGTTGGAAGGGAAAGGTTCGGGCTACAAGGGCGGCATCATTCCGAGGCATCACAAGGCGTCGGCGGTCATCGGCCACTGCGCGCTTCAAGGTCGTGTGATCGGAAAAAAGTAGCCGAGTTAACGCCCGTCATCCGTCGCGCGGTTGCTGAGATGTACGGGCAGGAGTTGAAGAGCGACTGCCCCGGCACAAGTAAGTGTCAGGTCTTTAAGAAGTCGAAAAGATGCAAGGCGTGCCCGCGTGGAACGGACGCGCCCGAAGTGATCGATCCAATTTATGAGAATGACGCAATTGATCACATTCACACATTGGCAATCGAAAGAGAGTGCGGGCGCGTCGTGAACCCTGACGACTTGCACCCTCTTGAGTGGCGATTGTTATTAGGTTGGCACGCGGTTGATCGGGCGTACCAGCGGGCTTACCTAGGACAGTTGGCAGACGTGGCGGCGGTGGCGAGATCGTTTGTTTCGACAAAGTAATGTCCAACAAAGATTACAGAGTAAGAATCCTACTTGATTTAGACACCGGGCAACTGGTGACTAAGCACGAGCGCGCCACCGACACGATCAGGCGTGGCGGAAGTGCGGCGGCTAAATCCGTATCCGATGCTCACGTAAAAGAGTTCAAAGCTATAGAACGCGAAGCTGCAAGGTCTGCGAAAGAAGTCCAGCGGATTGACGATCAGACGCGCAAACAGGCAGAGCAGAACGAGAAGGTAAGGGAGCGCGCGGCAAAGAGTCTAGCCGACGTTCAGATCAGAGAATCGCGGCGGGCGGCGAATGACATGCTCCGCACCCTGAATGCTCCTATCGGCAGTGTGAACACACTTGGCTCACGGATCGGCGTACTGTCGAGCCAGTTTAGAGGGTTGGCCTCTGCCATCAGTCCCGTATCCCTCTCAATCGCCGGATTTGCGACCGCTGGAATCTCACTCGCACTCTCCGCCGTGCGTAGTGCCACGGAAATGGATTCATTGAAGCGTGGTCTTATCGCCGTTTCAGGTTCAAGCGAGAGGGCGGAGGCGCAGTTGGTACGGCTCCGCGAGGTGGCGAAGCTACCGGGGCTAAATTTCAAAGAGGCTATTGAGGGGAGCGTCAGACTTCAATCAGCGGGTATCAGCGCGGGCTTGGCAGAGCGCGCCCTTCGTGGTTTTGGAAACGCACTCGCCACAGTTGGCAAGGGAAGCGCGGAGTTGGAAGGTGTAACGCGCGCCCTCTCGCAAATCCAAGCGAAGGGAAAAGTTCAGGCAGAAGAGATCAACCAAATCGCCGAACGACTGCCGCAGATTCGCGTCTTGATGCAGGCCGCGTTTGGGACAGCGCGCACGGAGGACATCCAAAAACTAAAACTTAGCGCGACGGGCTTTCTCGAAGCTATCACCACGCAACTGGAAAAGTTGCCGCAGGTGACGGGCGGCGCACAGACATCTTTCGAGAACCTTCAAGATGCTGCCTTCATCGCACTCACAGCTATCGGCGAAAAAGCCTTGCCGCCGCTCATTAAAGTCGTCGGCGACTTGACGAAAGAGATTGAAGACAACGGCGAAGGTTGGAAGCAGTTGGGGCGCGACATGGCAGAGGCCATCAAGAACGCTGCCGCCTTCGCCAATCACGTTCGGGATGTCGGCTCGGCTTATACCTACGCCATGAACAAGGCGAAGGAGTGGGGCGATACGGTTAATAAGACCTACACGCAGAACCTTCCGATTGAAGTGCAGCAAGCACTACTTTTGGCTAAAGCCGGACTGAGAAAAGTGGGGGCGATGACGCCCGTTCAGCCGCCCTCCGCGCCCTTTGAAGACCCTTACGCTGACAGGGCGGCAACTAACGCGAGGTCGCGCTTCGTGCCTCCCATGACAGCCATGGCGACGAACGTCGGGGGCGGATCGGAGAAGGTCAAGAAAGCCAAAGCCATCATTGATGAAGTTGATCGTTGGAGCATTTCGGAATTAAAGGACATCCAAGAGTTTTTCCAGCGTGCCACCGGCAGAGCATTGCCCTTCCGAGCAGGTCAGACGGGTTTCCACAATCTCAAAGGACTCGATCATCGGAATGCCGCAGACGTGGGATTGCATCCCAACTCTCCCGAAGGTCAGTTGCTTATCAATTACCTGCGCGCGAACGACATCCCGTTTCGGGCTTTGACGGAAGCCGATAAGAAACGCGGCGTCATTATGACATCGCCGCACATCCACATCGGCGAACCTTCGCACGCTTTCGGTAAGAACGTCCGCAGTCGTAGAGAGGCGCGGCGCGACGATATGCTGACCGTCCCGCTGCCGGGCGGCCAACTCGCTCAGGTCAGCCAGTACGAACTCGACGCCGCGTTGCAGAACCTACTGACCCGCCAGTTCGACAAGAGCGGTAAACCTGCGGGACTGAAATACTCCGGGGCGGTCAGGCCGACAGAGGGCGGTCTTGGTGGGTTCGGCGGCGCGGATCGCTTGGCCCAACAACTAACAAGCGCGGAACGATCTCGACGGGCTAAAGATGAAGAGTATCTAGGCCGATGGGAAGAGACGAGCAAGGGCACTTTCGAGCGCGTGGGCGGGGCATATCAAGCACTCATTGATCGTCAAACGACTCTGCAAGCCGAACTAGGCGACGTGTGGCGCGATTCTCTCTTAGAGCGCGAACATCAAGAGTTGGATTTAATCGTGAACCTAGAACGCGCGGAGGCTCGTTTGGCGATCCTACGCTCGCAGGCGACCGACGATCAACTCTCCGAACAGCGAAGGCTCTTGTTGGTGCGGCAAGAGGAAATTTCTCTCACCGAGCGGTTGCAACAGCTTCAAGATGAAGATGCGACGATGGGCGCGAACGCCGTCCTCCGTCAACAGATCGCCCTCATGGAAGAGTTAAACGCCTTAAAGCGCGCAGACTATGACGCTGTTGAATCTCAAATACGCTCTCAAGCTAGGTTAGACGATGCGGGCGTTCTCCATACAGAGCAAGTGCGTGCTGCCGTCATGGGTCACATGGCAGAGCAGCAAACGATTACAGGGGCTTTTGGTGAAAGCATTATTAGCGTTTATGACAGAATCGGAGATGCCATCTATGCAGGCGTGAGTAAGTTGACGGGCGGCGTCCGCGAACTCGACGGCATTCTGACATCAATCATCCGGCAGGTTACGAACAAGCTATTTCAGAAATTCTTAGACGCCCTTTTCCCTTCGGGCAATTCAAGCACAGGCGCGCAGACCGGCGGCGGTATCTTCTCTTCTCTCACGGGCGGCTTCTCCGGCGGTCAAGGCGGCGGGGGATTCTTAGGCAACACTAGCGGCGGCATCACCGGGATTATCCGCAACATCTTTGGCGGCGGCGCATCCGTCGGCGGCTCATCCCTCTCTTCCCCTGTCTCACTCTCCGGCAGCGGTGCGGCCAGTTCGGGTCTAGGCGCGCTGGCCTCTGTGTTCGGCGGTTCGGGTGGAACGGCGGCGCGCGCATCCGGCTTCTCTCTCAGAGGCTTGGGCGCGTCGCTAGGCGGCTCTCTAGGCTCTCTCGCTCCCCTTCTTGGCTTAGGACTCGGCTCATCCCTCGGCGGGCGCGCTGGTGGGCTTCTGGGCACGATTGGTGGGGGTATCCTCGGCGGCATCGGCGGCCTACTAGGTGGTGGTGCGCTCTTAACCTCTCTGACGGGCGTCGGCGCGTTCTCGTCAATGGGTGCGCTTTCAGCGTTCGCCCCGGTCTTAAGTGCGATCCCGTTCCTTGCTCCAATAGCAGGCGCTCTACTTATCGGCGGGATTATTCAACAGCGCAACGCGCAGCGCAGGCGAGACGAAACTACCCGTAACACGCTCGGTACTGACATCCGCACCAAGCTCTATGACCTGATCGCACAGGTGCGATCAGACCGGATTGATGGGGCGGGCGCACTTTCTCAGTATCAGACGATACGCGCGGAGTACGTGCAACAGGTGCAAGCCCTCAAAGATCGGAAGACGAGGGATCATGCTATGGCATATCTCGTCAATGATCTCGAAGGCCAAGTTTTACCCTTACTACGTTCTGCCATCGAAGAACAGGGGAAGCGCAAAAGTAGGTTGGCGAGGATGCAACCGGAATTTGCAGACGGCGGCGGCGTGTGGTCTGCCTTCGGGGGTCGTGATGGTGGCGTCGCTCATCCGGCCTTCGCTTCTACGCTTGGCCTTCAACCTTTCGGCTCTGGCATCGTGCCGGGGGCGTACACGGGGAAAAAAGACGACACTCTTATAAGAGTAAGTAAGCGCGAAGTGGTTCTAACCGAACCCGTCTGGAAGCCGATAAGCGGCTACCTAAAAGCGCGCGGCGTCAGAGGTTTTGAAACGGGCGGGGCGGTGGACGAAGCGACGGCGCAACGGATCGTTGCCTCTGTGGGATCGCCTTCGGGCGGTGCGCCACAAGTCAACCTTAGTTTGAACGTCGCAGTACATGGCGGCGCGATGAAGCCGGAAGAGGTTGCAGATCATGTTGAGAACGCCTTGCAAGAGATGTTAAAGGGGCGCGAGTTTAGGGCGCGCGTCTGCGATGCGGTAGGCAGCGCGGGGCGCGGCGGGCTGCGCCGCAATCCCGGCTTAGAGAGAACCCTATAACAGCGAAGGTGGAATGACATGCCTAGAGAATTAAGCCCCGAACTTGAAGCACTTATAAACTCCGGCCATTGTCGGCAGTATTCGACCGTTGATCTGACTCTGACGGGCGGGACTCCGCTTTATGTTTCAACGGGGGAAATCGTAGTTGAGCGCGACGGCGAACCCGTTCAATATGCCGCGCAGATTTCCGAAGCCTCTCCCTTTGAAATGGAATTAAACGAGCGCGAAGATCAAGTTACTTTCAACTTCCAGAACGTTGATCAAGTCATGGGGCGCGCACTAACAGGATCGGAGAGGCGTCTTGATGGTGCGCGCGGCATGTTGGGGATTGCCTTTCAAGATACCGAAACAGGCGCGACGTTTTATGATCCCAAAATGCCGGGGGAAATTGCGACAGGGATCATTGACCAAAACGCCGCATCGTTCACCCTACTTTCAGACGTGGACGCAACTGTTATCTCAGGCCGCACGCTCTCGACCGTCTTCCCGTGGCGCGAACCCTTGTCCACTGCGCCGGACAGCGACCCGGACGATCTGGCCGGAGACTTCATCATCCGCCGCAGACCTGACCCGAACGATCTCAGCGGCGGCGGCAACCAGTTCCGCTATCTGAACCCGTTCGTCAGTTGAGAATGTTATGAGTGCTCCCTTAGTCATACCGCCAAGCCCTTTGACCCGCGACGGCAAGAGCGCGACGAACTTCATCGCCAGGCAACCCGTCACGTGGGAGGCGTCGGGTGGCACATTCTCCAATGTTGCGAGCGATTCGGTGACGTGGACTGCCCCTAACACCTCCGGCACTTACACCTTGTCGGCGACTAACGAGGATGACGAGACAAGAACGATCACGCTCACGGTAGAGGCTGTCATCCCGGTGCTTTGGGACTGGCGTAAACCTGTCAAGAAAAAGAAAAAGGTGTTGGTATTCGAGCCGGAAGAGGGCGAGGATCAGACAAGGGAGAAGGGCGGCGCGCGGCGATTTTACGAGATCGGGGCGGAGGATTCGAGCCGCGAAGACTTCGAGGAAATGGAGGCGTTCTGGGACGCTCACCACCCCAACAAGAAATTTATCTTTGACGATCCGATATTCAACCGCAGAACTTATTGTAAGACTGACGCGGAGCTGAACTCAGCACCCAACTCCTACGATGGCTTTGATTGGAATACTGCCATCAAGGAGGCGTGGCCGTTCGGTGTAAGTGTTCCGTCCGCGCAACCGCCCGAAGATAACGGGCTGGTGGAATACGCACCTTCGGATGCCGTCACGCTACTTGACGCCTTGAGCATCAGGGGCGTCTCGGACGGCGCGACCGTGGCCGTGTGGGAGGATGCTACAGCCAACGGTAACGACGCCGTGCAGCCGACCGGGGCGAACCGATTGACCTACAGGGAGGCGGAGACCTTCGACGGTCTGCCTTACCTTGAAAGTACGGGCGGGGACGACTACATGACCGTCCCGTGCGCCGCGGGGGTTAAGACCATCCTTGCCTTCGCGCGCGGCACTGCCGCCTTCCCGTCAGGTGCAGTTGTCAAGTTCGACGCCAACAATCAGATCATCATCCCTCACGCCTCACTGCAAAAGTGGGCTGACTACCGCAAGTCGGGTACGCAGAGCACGCTCCTCGGCGGCTACGACAAAGAGTTTTCCGTACTGGCTCGCGTCATCCACTCTTCTTCGAGTTCATCGTTTTACGTTGACGGCGCGCTCGTCGAGACCTACACGACGCACACCGATCAGACCTTGCCCACTTCCTTCACTATCGGGGCGGGCGTCGGCAACGTCCGCATGATCGTCGTGTTCAACCGTGCACTGACGGCAGGCGAGATAGCCCTCCACTCGTTCTGGATTCGCAGGCGGTACGGGATGGTGTGGCGGTTCGACTTCCAGAACACGGACACCGGAGGACTGGCGACCGAAGCCGTCATCCTCCAAAAAGAAGGTTTCACGGGCAGCCGCCCCCTAGTTCTTTTGAATCACTATGCGGGAGGGACGGAGCGTAGTTGGCTAACGGATGGCACTTCCAGAGTGCTGGTCTCGGCGATGCTTGATGCCGGTTATATCGTCGGCATGTCATACCTCTACGGGGACAACTGGGGCAAGCAGGCGGCAATAGATGCCGAACAGGAGTTATACGATTACATCATTGGGGCACATGACATTGACACCGATAAGGTGGGAATGGTCGGGGCTTCGATGGGAGGGCTGGTAACCGCCCTGTCTATTCCTCTGACCAGCATTCCTATCAAGTGTGCGGCCGTCTATTTCGGAGTCCTCGATCTGAGGGCGCAGTACGACTACAACGGCGCAATGGCAACCTCTATCAAAACGCAGTACGGGATCGCACCGGACGGGTCGGACTACTCGACGAAGACCGCCGGGCACGATCCCATCCTGAGATCGGCTTCCGACTATGCCGGGGTTGGATTCAGGTTCTACGGCTCGCCCACCGATACAGTAGTGCAACACACCCCGAACACGGCCGATTTCGCCGCCCACATTAACGGCGTGGCACTTGAAAACGACATCGTGATTATCAGCGGAGCGGGACATCTTGAACGGATCGATGAAACCGTTGAAGACTTGATGAGTTTCTTTGAGGGGTATTTCGCCTAATGACTCGCGTTCTTGATCTGAGCGACCGCACATCAAGGCTTGCCATCGCCTATGGGCTTCATGCTGTCCGCGGGACTCAGATTCAACACATTGACAACTTCGTCGGCCAAGAGAAGCAGCGCATCATTCAGCAGGCGTTGGGCGATGGGACGTGGGACGAATTAGTCAGGCTTTACTACGCGGGGCACGAGATCGCGCCCGGTGATTACAATTTTCACAACGGGCTTGCCAATGACGCACCCGACGCCTTCTTTCCAGATGACGACCCTCATCCGTGGGCTAGTTACTACTCGGCTAAGTTACCTCTGGGTGTGGTTGACGAAACATCGGATGAGCAGTTCGGTATATTCAAAACTCGTAGAGTCGCCAACTACAATGAGGACGGCGACCAGATAGACGAGAATGGCGATGCCATACCCGTTGACGCTGACCCTAGAGATTATTTCTTTTACTCCGCAAACCCGGCATTACATTCAACCGATCACATCATCACACTAGGCAAACGTTCCCCCTCTATTATTAACTGGCCGTCGTGGTGCCAGTGGCGGGACTACAATGACGTTGGCATAGATTGGGACGACGCAAGATATGTTCCGAGAGCAATCAGTCTGACGCCTGCAACCACCGGATCGCTTGCGAACGGTGTTTACTATGTGCGCGTCGCTGCCGAGGAGGATTCTGACCTGTCGGGCGCGTCTCCTGAGAAGTCCATCACGCTCTCCGGTGCTAACGACGCCTTTCAAGTCTCGTGGCTATTAAAGCCGAACATTGACAACCCGCCAGTGCCGACGGGCTACCGCGTCTACGTCGGGACTGCGCCCGATGTCTATACGGGTTACTTTCACCTAGCCGACGGCGACGCAACGGAATATCTTGTTACGACCCTGACAGGCATGACTGCGGGGACTCCCGCCGAAGGTGCTACGTCCGGCCTCTTGCGCGAGATTAAGCGGTTTGAGACTCACCTGTTCTTCGTCCCGCCCTTCAATCTCTCGGATGCTTTGAATCGCATCATGCAATTGTCTTGCGCTGATTGGCAGTGGGCGAACGGGAAGATTAGATTTATGACTCCGGCCGCGAGAACGCCCGTCTTTACTTTGAACATGGCGGAGATCGGGAGCGGCACATTCAAGACGTTCCCCGTTGACCGGAGAACCCGGCCTAATCAAATCGTCGTCAACTTCCGCGACTTGGAAGATCAATATTTGGCTGAGTCCGACCCGGTTATTCTCCCTGACCCGAACGCACCGGAAGACGACGCACGGATCGTCATGCAGAATAACGAAGGCCGGGTCAAGACCTACACGATTGACGGCGGATGTATGACGCGCTCACAGGCGCAGCGTGTCGCAGCGTATTGGGCGCGGGTGCTGATTGACGCTGACACTGCGGCGACGCTCGAAGGTTCTCCGAAGACCTACCACGTTTTGCCGGGTGACGTGGTGAACGTCACGCACACATTACCGGACTGGGAAGATATTCAATTTAAGGTCATTCGCAAAGAGGAACACGTCGAGGATCGTCTGGGCGACCCGATGGACTTGATCCTGTACGATCCTAATGCCTATTCAGACACGGATCACTCCCCTTCTGTAAGTACACTACCCTCTGGCCGCGTTGACCCTTTCGCCGTGCCACCTGAAATAGTCGGCCTGACACTTTCGACTGTCGCTCTATTCACGGATGCAGACGTATATGCTCCTGCTATTGCCGGAGTCGTAGAGTTCGATGAGTTTCAATATCCGCAGTTTGGTCGTGTCTACTGGAAACGGCCGGGTGAATCGGAGTTCGTAGCGACGGGAATTATCGTGACACCGGACGCCGACTTGCTCGCATCGTTTCAAGTGCAAGGTGCAGCGGTAGGCGATCACGAGTTCAAAGTGGTAGCAGAGAGCGCGGCAAGGGCAAGCGAAGGTTTAGCAGGGGCTACAATTTACTCCCATACCGTTGACGGGCTGCCGGATATTCCAGAGGTTGAAGGGTTTGAGATTCAGGCGGCGCGCGCTTCCGGCACGCTTCTCAGATGGGATGCGCTTGAGTAGGCAATTTTAGGAAGGAGCGATCATGCTGTACTTAACGGGCTATAAAATCGAACGTAAAGATGGTGGCGGTGATTGGTACGAAGTGGCGCGCGTTGCCGCCAATTCAACCACATGGGACGATCCCATATTGCCCGTTGACCCTCTTACAATGTGGCGCATCGTCGGCTTAGGACTCGGCGAGCGCGAGAGTGTGACCCCGGCAGAAGTTAGCTTCGACGCGACGGTTGAATACGGCGAGATCGTCCCCGTGATCGCCCTAGAAGATACATATTTTAACGAAGCGCACATATCAATCGCCACGCCCTCCGGAATGACTGAGGCCGGACGAAACTCTATCCTCAAAACCGGCATCATCGCAGAGGCTAGACTACTTGGTTTTGGTGACTATACAGAACGTTACCGCGCTGAACTCGACGGCATCGCCACCGCACATCAAGTGCCTTTGCTCGCCTCCAAGTACGGTAAGGGTGTCAATGACATGCTTGTCTCGGCCTACTTCGTACTGCCGGGCGGTCTTGTTGGCATGTCGCCGCAAGTTTCAGTTAGCACGGAATATGTTTCTGGCGAAGATTTAGGCGAAGGCTCTCCAAGTGCTACGACCTTTTTACGCGGCGATCAGACGTGGGCAGAGCTACCGACGCCGACGGATGCCGTGTTGTCGGTTGCAGGAAAGACCGGAGCTGTTACACTAGTCAAGGGCGATGTTGGATTAGGGAACGTTGATAACACGGCAGACGCGGCGAAGAACGTAGCCACGGCCGCCGCACTCACGACCTCTCGCAATATTGACGGGCAGCCGTTCAACGGGACGGGGAATATAACCGTCATCGCTCCCGGCACGCACGCGGCAACTTCTAAAGCTACGCCGGTAGATACGGACGAATTACCCCTAGTTGATTCTGCCGCCTCAAACGTCTTGAAGCGTCTAACGTGGGCTAATCTCAAGACCACGGCCAAGACTTACTTTGATACGCTTTACCAATCCTTAGATTCCGACTTGACCGCACTCGCGGCCTTGGCGGCAACGGCGGGGATACTGGCGCGAACGGGAGCGGGGGCGTTTGCCGTTCGCACCATCATCGGCACGGCCAACAAAGTAAGCGTCACGAACGGCGACGGCGCGAGCGGCAATCCAACGCTGACCTTGCCGAGCACTGTCGTCATCACAACATCGCTCGGCGTCGGCGTCACGCCCGACCCTTCGATGGCCTTTGAAGTCTCAGGCTCATCCCGCGTCACAGCCGCAGGTGGTAACGCTCCGATGTACATGATCGGCGGTTCGGGCTGTGTGGAGATGTGGCCGGGGGCGATTGGATCGGGAGTTGGTAAGGCGTTCGGGGCAGCCGTACCCGGTTCAGCATCGGGCAATGACTTTATATTTTCCATCTACAAGGCGGGTGCTGGTGGATGGAATGGATACTTGAGGATTCAAGAAAACGGCAACGTAGTTATCGGCAACCTCGCGGCACTAGCCACGACTACTACTGACGGATTCCTCTACGTGCCGACGTGCGCCGGAACGCCGACAGGAGTCCCTACCGCCTTCACTGGCAAAGTTCCGATGGTGGTTGATACTTCTGGCAGTAAGTTGTGGTTCTATATCGGGGGCGTTTGGAAGAGTGTCGCGCTGACTTAGTGTCCGCCCTACAGACGAAGCGGGGGAGCGTGCCTAAGCGGAAGGGTCAATAAGAGACTTAGGGGCGGTGTCCTTCCAAACGCTAATGACTGCGGCGGCAACAACGAGAAACCAAAAGCCGAGCGTGTAGAGTAAGGCGTGTGCCCACACCTCTTGAATCCCTTCGGAATAGTTACAGGCTGCCGCCATATCCGCTTGTGCCCACCCTAGCCACCAAAGCAGGTTGTAGAAAATAATCGTCGGTATGACAAACACGATTGCCCCGACCTTTGTAAGCTGCCACACGAGATCGCCAAGCAGCAAGATAACTTCCATCGCTTCCCCCTTCTCTTACTCAATGGCGGCGAAAACTCAAACCTCTTGATACCACTCCGGCAACTCTCCGATATAAACAGGCGGCATTGACTTGCCCATAGCTTCGTTAAATTGATCGGCGGTAGGATCAAGGATTCGACCATCTGGCAGCCGCAGCCAAGTGTGGTATAGCTCGTCGCCGTCAGTATCAAATAACACTCCGTCTCTCAACTCGACCTCATAGCCTAAGATTCCAAGATAGCCCTGAAGCGGCAAGCAGACGGCGCGACACATCCAGTTCGACGGCTTTCCGTTTAAGATGCCCTTGCGGAAGTCTACGGCTATTCGATAAATAGGATCACGCTTTGCCACGGCTTCGACTCCTTATCACATCTTCCCCCGCCCGTGCGGCGACTCCTTCGGAGGGGCAAATTCAGGATTCAAGTAATGCGGAATCAGAACCCGTTGGCGTAGGTACTAAATCTCCGCGTCCCGCTTCCGGTGCGTTGAGTGCTTGTGCGCCGTCCAGTTCATTCTTGATGAAGGTGAGTGCGCCTGTAGCTTGAAGCGCGACGTCATTTCATCCACGCGACAGGGGAACTTCGGCAACTCGGCAAGGTTCTTAGTCACACATTCATGGATCATCTCAATCATGCTGCCCATGCTTCGACCTCCGCACTTTTGCTAACTGTGACTTGCTTCCAGATAAAACCAGTCGCACCCATCTTGCGCGGGCTGTAGTGAGCGCGCCCGTCCACAATAGAGAAGGCCGCGCCGCACTCGCATGTACAGCAAAGCAGCGGGCTAAAGAACTCAACGCGCTCCCATTTGTGCCTGTGAATGTTCATCGCTTCGACTCCCTCATTAACCAACTTCAACGTCGTTTCGGCTCCTTCGGAGGGGGAGGGGGCGGGACGGAAGCATTAGTTTAATGGAAGCAAAAGGCGTCATGCTCACGCCACTAACCGCCCTCCGCTTCCCGCTTCCGGTTTACAGCCCTTGTGGACGTTTAGGAAGTCGCTGCGCTCCCATCTCAGATGTGATGATTTGCTCTAATTGTCGGGCATACTCTTGCCAGAGTTTGCAACCCGCGCAGAGCGTAGTTTCGACAATAGTGTCCGTCTCCGTTACGGGCGCGGCCTCTGCTTCGTCGGCGTCGCGTAATGCCTTGTGCGTGCGCGCGCCTTTAGGCTCGGTGCGGGGCGGCGTCGCCGTGTTGTCAGTCACCTTTTCGCCCTTCGGCTTTCTGATGCGGGTGTTGATGTACCAATTAACAATCACCCCGAACTCTTTCTTGTCGAAGGTATCATGTGACTTGCAATAGGTGTCGAAGATTGTCTGATACGCCTTCTTCTTGCCTTCGATATTGTCAACGTGGCGGCTTACTTGGAGTAGCATATTGCCCAAGACTTGATCGCCGACGAGCAGGAAAGTTTCCTTACTAAACAGCTTGACCATGTGCTCGCGCATCGCCAGCGTTTCGCCGTGGGGCATGTCGAACGCGACCAACCAAGCATCGAGCGACTTGTAGCCGGATGCCGTCCAAAAGTCGCGCCGCTTCTTTAACTCCGTGTAGTGGAAGGCCATGTTGTACTTGACCTCCAACCCGTCGCGGCGAAATCCTAGCATGTTACCGATGAGCGTCTTTGTGTCTTTCGGGAGGCACATTGACGCGAGTTCCTTTTCGTACTTGAGCGTGCGGAGGCTGAGATTGATCTTGCTTTCTCCGCCGCCAGAAGCGGCCTTAATAGCTCCCTGTGCAACTCCCATCTTGATGCTCCTTTGCTGTCTGAATAGTGTTTCAATAGGTCAAAGAACTTGCCCCAAGTTGGGGCTTGTGCGTAAGACCTTTCCATATCAATAGCCGCCTCTATCGCATCTCGCGTTGGCTTGCTGCCCATAGCAGCGCGAGATGCAATCCCACCGTGTTGCGGGCAATGCCTAACTCTGAGATCGGGCAACAAGCCGGGGGCGACGTAGCCCAATCCGCGCTCGTCACACGCTATACAGCTAAGGTGTAACGGACGTTCAAGTTGCCAGATCGTATCCTCATATCCACGCCGCTCTTTGCTGAGATAGCCCCTCAGCGAAACCCAACACATGCCGCAGAGATGCCACTGAGCGCGGGTACTGTCTGAACTCGCCAACCCTTTCCCCCAAGCCGCCACGCATCCCGGCATCGCGCACGTATCGCCTTCCCAAGTGAGAAGCGACCTTAAAAACTCTGGCGTGTACTTTATCGCTGGCATCTTTAGTCCCTTTAGCAAGAAAAACTATATCATAATAAAGCTGCGCGTTCAATCTAAATATAGTATTTCTTGACAACTTCCCTTCCGGCCTATATCTTCGCTCGCATGAATCTACTGACCACCAAAGACGCGGCCGAAAGACTCGGCATCACGGTTGTGCGCGTCCACCAGTTGATCAAACTCGGCACGCTCAAAGCTGAGAAGATCGGGCGCGACTACTTGATCCAAGAGAAAGACCTAAAAGCCCTACAGGGTCGCAAAGTCGGCAGACCGCGAAAGGCCGCATGATATGAAGACCATCGTCATCGCCGTCGCTAATCAAAAAGGTGGAGTTGGTAAAAGCACGACAGCCGCCATGCTTGCGACCGAACTCGCCATGCGCGAGTACGAGACACTACTGATTGACGCCGACCCCCAAGCCAACGCCACCCAGATATTCATTGCCCCTGAGATGGTGCAAGTCTCTCTGGCCGACGTGGTGATCGGCGAAGGGCGGCCGATCAAAGAGCGGCGCATGACAACGGAAGTTCCCCACCTCGACATCGTGCCCGCGACTCTTGCCTTGGCAAACTTCGACCGCGAAAATGCCCTGTCCGTGACCAAGCTGCGCTCCGCCCTTCGTGATCTCGGCAACGCATACGATTTCGTCATCATTGACACCCCGCCGAACTTCGGCCTGCTCCTGACCGCTGCACTGACTGCCGCTGACTACGTGTTGATTCCCGTACAGGCTGCCCCCTTCGCCCTCTCCGGCCTCAGTGACTTGCTAACCGTCATCGGGAACGCCAAAGAATTAAACGAGTCCCTTGCTATCCTTGGGGCGGTCTGCACCATCTACGACACCCGCGTCAGCCTTGCGGGTGCGAGTTACCGCGGCCTGACCGAGAAACTTCCCGACAAGACTTTCGAGACCATCATTCACCGGACGGCCAAACTGGAAGAAGCACCGTCCATGCACCAGCCGATCCAGTTCTATGCGCCGAACTCAAGAGCAGCCGAGCAATACTCTTCCCTGACGGACGAGATGTTGAAGCGCCTTGGAATCTCTGCCAAGGGCAGTTCCCTGCGCGTCGTGAGGGGTAGCGAATGACGCCATCGAAGAAGCCAAAGCCCGCGCGCCGCGAGGTTTCCGTGATCAACGTGCCGGATGCCAGACCCGACGACGGACTATTCAATCCGTTCAAAGAAGCCAAGGCCGCCGAAAACGCCACGGCGACCCAACCCATCCCAACGCAGCCCAACCCATCCCAACCCAACCCAATTGCGGCGACGAAGGACTTCAACCGACGGCATAACAGTCTCGACCGTGATGCACTCCCGGCCGGACTCTTCCCCGGCACGAGCCAGAAGCTATACAACGCACTATTCTTGAAGACGCGCGGGGCAATTGTCCCAAGGCGAACCGTGCAGGCGACGAAGCGCGAGTTAATGGCGTGGTCGAATATTCGTAGCAAGAACACGATTGCGGTCAACCTTAATATCCTGACTTCTATCGGCTGGATCAAGGCCGAGCATGACATCGGCAGTCATGAAGGGTCGGTGTACGAAGTGTTCACTTTTGAAGAGCTACCCGACCCAACCCAACCCAACCTATCCCAACCCGTCCCAACCCAGAAATTGGGAGTAGACCCAACCCAGAAATTGGGATGGGATGGGTCGGGTAATCCCGTTGACAACAAAGGCACTTCCGAAACTCCTAAGACTTCTTTTAATACTAAAGAGAAATCTATTGATGATGAGGCTGCGCCGCGCGCCCTGCGCGAAGTCGAAAGGGAACTGACGGGCAAGAACTCATCAACGGCACAATGGGACGAACTCTGGGAACTCCTGACCGCCGAACTCAAGATTGCCGCCGCTCGAACTACCGTCTCAAGTGTCCCGGCCTTTCTCACTGAACACCTGAGACGAAGGCTCTGGAAACTCGACAAAAAGGCCATGGACACCCAGAGTAGGGAAGCGGGGGAAACGCCAGCGACGCAGCCCGCCAGCCACCCTAGCAACTGTGTGTGCGGCTCATCCTTGTGGTGGTATCCCAACGGACAGGATAAGGGCGTCGCACGCTGCACGGAGGTCAAGATCGTCGAAGACTCAGAGGGCGCGTAGTAAATCCTCTAGGTGCGCGCAGATGCCTACGGCAGCTAATTCATCAAGATAGCGAGCATCAACGCCTCTACGATTTAAGTTACTCGCCATATCTTGATGATGCCGCTTTTCCTTGCCGACCGCTTCCACACACCGAGCCTTACCTGCGTCGCACCCCATCTTGAATAGCTCGAAATGGTGTTTGTGATACTTGTCGCGCGGGTGCGGTTTGACTCCTTCGGCCTTCTCGTAGAGTTCGCTAAACCTCTCCCAAAGCGCATCTTGGGTTTCGTCGCTCATCTCTCCCTCTTCTTCTGCCGCCCCGTAGGACGGGAAACGCCTATTTTTTAAGCGTGGACAGTAACTCTGTAAGCCGATCTTCCAACGTGTCGAGCGCGGCGGTATTCAAATCTTCCCCGTAGTGAACGTCTAATAGGCGGTGGCAGCGTTCCATTTCCTCTGAGAGATCGTCCCGCTGTTGCCGCATGTCTCGCGCTCCTGTGCGGAGGTGTTTTATCTCAAGTATAATGGGGTGTTGAGTGCTCATAGATATTCAATCTCCCACGTCGGATGGTAGAGGCGCACGCGGCCGTCGCGGTCGAGGCGAATCCGTAGATGCGCCCCGCGCGCCCCGGTAATCGTCCCGCAGTACTTGCCCGCATATCGCACGCGCCCGCCTCTTTTGGCCGGGACATTGTAAGTTTCCCTGATATATTGCATGGACATAACGTTTCACGCCTCCTTCTATGTCTATTCGTTTAATGGACATTTTGCGAACTAACCTTGCTACTTGCCAAGATACCTATTGCTTACCCCACCTATCCCCTCTGCAATAACGGCCACCAGCAAGAACACGCCGAGCCACACCCAGAAGCTACTAAAGATAAACTTGAGAATTTCCAGCATCTTTTTATTCCTTTCTACTCTCCCCCTGCGCCGCACGGCTGTTGTTCCTGTGGGGCGGGCGAACACCTTGCACAGTCAGCCCGGTCGTGCCAGTAACAACCTTCGGGCGGGGAGTGTTCGGCGGCTCCTGACGCAATTAAGTCAGCCAAGATGTTCATGCCCTTGTGATAGTCCCCGCCGTCCGCCTCATCCGTATGTATGAGCTTCACTGCCTGTGTAAGCCGTTCTAGTTCCGATTTCCGCATGGCTTCACTCTCCCCCGGCATCACCTGAAAGGGCGGCGAACGGACAGCAGGCTTGATGCTTGGGTGCGTCCGAGTTGCAGGCTTTACACCTCACGCCGCCGGGAAACTTATACGCGCAGAACGGTGCGGCCTCCGCTAAAGCCTTCCGGTACTTCGCCGCTTCCGCTTCCAACTCTTCGACTCTCGTCGTCAGCCAGTCAACGTCAGAAGGGGCAGAGGCGATGAATTGACCGTTGGCGTAATCCTCTGGGGCGCAGTAGTACGTGTTGCCGATACACCCCTTCCGGTGCGTGATGAAATAGACGTTGGGCGCGTCGGCCTCAAACGTTTCCATTGCCCACGGCGGCTCGGTGATTTGTGCCCGCCGCTCTTTAATCTCATCAAGTTTCTTCAAACAGTCACCACCTCTCTTGCTCCGTACAACGCCCGCAGACGTTCGCGGTACGCCTCTTCCGCCACCCGGTTACGCTCCGAACACTCCCGCCACAGGTCAGTCACTTTCTGCGCTTCCTTCTGCCTTCGCTTACACACGCCCGCCCATGCCTTCGACTGTGCCTCTGCCCGCTTCCGATTGAACGCCTCCGTCTTTGCGTCTCTCTCGGCCTGTAGCGCGTCCTGAATGAGATGGTAGAGAAGAATCATCCTCCGCTGCTACGAGAGCCAGGTGGGCGCACAGGGAGCCGCAATATCCTGCTTGGCAGAAGCACTCGGCTTCACCTCCGCGCTTCACGACCTTGTGCCAGGTGCCGGGGCAGGAGTGGGAAGTCACTTTGAATATCCCTCCCCCTTCATCTATGAGTTTCAGGTGTCGGCTCTCTGCCTGTTTTAAGAGACGGGCGAGAGAGGCTGTATCTGTTAAAGGAAGTTTCATGATGCAAAAGACTCTGTAGGGCGACTGAGTTATCCCACTTGCTCGCTGGCGACCTTCGCCTTGGCGCGTTGGAGGCGATCTATCTCGGCAGCGATAAGCGCGCCCGACATGACGAGTTGGCGAATACGTTCGTCAGGGGAAACATTCTCAGGATTGTTCGCTAAGACAACATTGCCGTTACGTGGCCGCTTGTCCCATTTCGGCCACCACGGCCACGGGTCAACAAAGCGGACCTGGTTGGCAGATGCACGTTGAACGTAGACAAGTTCGGGGGCGGCGTAACAAACGGCGGCCTGCGCCATCTCACCATCCGTGTGCTCGTCGTCGTGCCCAGGCATCCAACCTTCTTCTTCAATCTGCCGCCGCCGTTCGGCTGCGATAAGTTCTATTCCGCCCATACATCCTCCTTCAACCTCGCGCGGTAACGCGCTCAATATCGAATCGGTTAAACCTTCCAACACTAAAGTCTCGCCTCAATTATCAAAGCCTTCTATTCTGTTCTTCCGTTCGCTGTGAGCGCGGGGGAGAAACATCGGAATTTAAGTTGATGAAGAGGGACTGTCTTGGGCTGCGATTGCACCCCCGCTTAACGCGCCCGTAAGCCACTTGATGCCGTCGGCCACTTCGTTGAGGTGATGCACGATGCGCCGCGTTCGCAAGTTCGGAGGGTTTCCGTCGAGGCTGTCGTAGACGACGTGGTGGACGCCCTCGCCCGGCTGCGTGCCGTAGAGCGAGACCGACCCTCCGGCGCGGATCAGGAAGTTCCAAGTAATGCCCTCTGCGTCTATAAACAGGTTGCTATAGACGGTTGAGCCGTCAACAACTTCTTTCTTCATAATCATTCTCCATTCATGCGCGGGACGCGGGGGTGCGGTTCATTATTGAACCATCCTCCGACTTGCGCCTCTCTCTCTTTCGTATTCGACGGCCTAAGCCGACAGCCGACGGAATCTACAGATTGATCTCTTCCGGCCACTCAACCACAGCTTTCGCCCGCCGCGCCTTCCGTTCCTCCCAACGCCTCCGCGTGTCGGCGCGTTTGAGCCTCGTGATCGCCTCATCTATCAAGACGGCGGGGCGCGTCCACAGTTCGGCGTGTGCCCACACTTCACGGATGAGTTCGCGGGCGAGTTCGCCGTCCGTCAACGTCCGCGCCTCTTCTTTCAGACGCACCTCTTGCATCAAGCGGCGGATGGTATAGTTCGGTGTCTGCTTCTCGTCGCTCACCTGTTTTCTCCCTTTAGGCCGCAGCCTCAACTAAAAGTTTCGTTCCTAAGCGCGATCCGCGCCATCACAAGTTCATTCATTTTCGCCTCACCCAACTTCTCGTATTGCCAGTGACAGTTATTGCAGAGCAGTAAGACCGGCGCGGCTTCGATGTCCTTGATGTTCCTGCGCTTCAACGCATGAGCGAATCCCAACCCGTCGTTACCCATGCAGCCCTCAAGTCTCAACTCGCACGCGGTAATGCCAGCGGCTTCAAACTCTCGTTTCAACTTGCGCCTCTTGTTCGCCCACGCCTGCCCCTTCTTACCGACCTTCTTCAACGCCGCCCGCCGACGCTCAAGTTGCGATCTGTTCAGCCCCTTCGAGCGGTTCAGCGGTGAACGACGTGCGCGGGGATCATGGTCTTAACCCCCGGCGAAGGTGGCCATCCGCTTTTGCCGCTTGGCTCGATTGGCGTCGCGCTTGATGAGTGCAGCCATACCTTCCGGTCTGACATCGTGCGACCGCTGTGTGTACGGCTTGTCCTCGCACTCTTCTTTGGTTTGAGCAACGGAGCGCATTGTCGTTCCGCAGGATGTGCAAATTACAGTTCTCATCGCCCCTCCTTATCCACAGAATGAAACCGACTCAACTAATTTCCAGTTGGCTAAAAAGTGTGGCGCATCCCATCGTGTTCCGTCTTCGAGGACGTAGACTTCAACCACGCGCTCCCCATCCTGCACCGTGTCTTTTGAGTGAAGCCGTAAGACTTCGTTCGTGTGGATGTTTCGGTATCTCACTTGCACCTCGTTTCCTACCAGCCCGAAATACAAGCCCATGACGATCCCCCCTCAGTAGCGCGCGACGGCTGCCTTATTGTTCTCTTCATCAACGCGCCCGTCGGCATAGACGATATAGATCGGCTTGCCTTGCTGCCCTGCGTAGCGCACCGTTGCCCACGTTCCAGATCGCATCTCTTCCGAGTCGTGCCGGGGTGTGGCGATTAACACGTCCGTCTCGTCCACGATGTTGTGATTGCGAATAAGATAAGGTTTGGGCTTGCGCGTTTCGTCGCCGTCACAGAAAGCGCGCAAAGATTCGTCTTCGGGCGGGTGAATGACGCGCTTGATTCTCTCGCCCCACCAGTCGTAGATAAGGCCATGTGCCCGTTCATCTGCCCCGACGCAATCGCCGTGATGGAACTCCGTAACTGTGGCCGTCAACTTCGTAATGAACTCGACAATGGCAACCTCTTGTTCCTCCGACATTCCTTCGCGTGAACCCGTAAACCCGACTTTCATAAATCTATACCCCTATGCGTTTCTTTAGTGCTGCGCTCGCACCTTCAAGAATCGAATCAACGCCGCCGCTTCCTTCTTTGTTAAATGGGAAACTGGCTTAGTGTAGGTGTGCCACGAAACGTACTCAGCGTTTAGATCGGCCAACAGTGCATGTGTCCTTATCCTCTCCATCTGAAATGAAGTTGCTAACGTATCCTCTCGCGCCATACCGGGCGTGGGATGGAGGGGAGGCTTGGAGAGTGTGTTGGCTGGGAAGGGCACATTAAGCTCCGATCACCATCTCGACAGACGGCAGGCCGATCTTGACGAGACAGGCTCGGCAGCGGACGAGCGAGCCGCATAGCATGGAGTCGCGCACTTCGTCTTCGTCACACAAGTTTCCGCAGAGGCAAAGGCTTCCCACTTGCATCAACGCGGCGACGGTGGAGCAGCAATCGTTAGCCTTCTCAAACCCTCTGACCCCGCGATGCGCTTTCTCACAGTTCCCACACTCCCACAATTCAACCGCATCACGCGGGCAGCAGTTTTCGGCGTCGTATTCCTCGTCAAACACCCGCTCACACTCAGGACATCCATAAACCTGCTTGGCGTTCATCGCTTAAATCTCCCGTCATACTTCCGCTTCCACTTCGTCTCATGCTGCCAGCGTTCGCGGATGAGAAAACATTCAACACATAACTTGTCGGGCGTGATCGCCTTGTTGCCGCACTTGCAGTTCATAGGTCAGCCACACTCCTTCAAATGGCGTGTTCCTTCGGCAACCCCACACGACTCGCAGATCGTCCCCTCGCCCAAGATAAACACCCGGCTGAACCCTTCCGGCACTTCCTTCGTGTAAACGAACTGTGCATCACATGACACAACCGTGTGCCACACTTTGCCGTTCGGGTACTCGGAGACGAGTATGCGAGTGCCGGGGATGAACTCGGCGGGCGGCATGATCGGTTGTTGTGGCTCGACTATTTCAAGCATTGGATTCTCCCGTTGCGTGTAGCGGACATTCACAGCTAATCCAGAATTGCGGCACACCTTCAACTACATAGCCAGTTGTCGTAGACCGGACACTTGCAGCCGCGCTCTACAGCTTCCTTGCTGCCGGGGTTGGGTTGGCGAGAGTTCGGGGCTTCCCTGTCTCGGAGTGTGGGGGAGGGGGTGATGGCTTTACGGGAGTTGGGGGCGGTGTTGGTGTTCGTTTCCATGCACAGGAGTATAGAATACTATTCAACAATCTGTCAACTAGTATTCTACAATCAAGGCAAAAAAAAGGTGGGTTTCTAGGGGGTGACGGAAGCAAGTACGGTAAACTCGCCGTTTTTATATTTGCGCGGTGGGAGAAGGCCGTATGACCATTCTAGGCGGATTCCGTCAGGTTCATGGTGTGCAACGGCAAGCAGTTCGCCGTCTGGCGTCGAAACTAGGACTATATCGCAGTTTTGGAAGGTGGATTTAACATCTAGCTCGATAACGTCGCCCTTGCGCACGTCAACCCCGATCAAACTATTGTCGGGCACTAACACTATTCTCGCGTCAGGAATCATATGAGGAACGCGGAATGGTATCACGTTATTGTCATAAGTTAGCGGAGGGCGGGGCATTTCTTCGTCAGCCATTCGTTCGCCAATTTCTTTGTCCATAACCCTAGCGGCTTTCGCCATAACCTCGCCGTTGCCCGCTTGGTCTGCCACTCGGTACGCGCGTCTGAATTGCGCCCTTGCTTCTGCAACTCTTTGCTGTCGCGCTTGCGCGACACCTAAAGTCAGCAGTGCTTCGGGGAGTGCCCAAAGTTCCCCGCCACCTTCAAGTGCTTTGACGCTGGAAAGGGCAAACCGTTCCGCTTTGAGGTAATCTTGCTGCGCCAAATATACCTGAGCAAGAGATTCCTCAACTTGAGTTTGATAGCCGGGATTGCTTAGTGAAGATAGAATGTTATGTGCGCATTCTAGGTGCTCAATTGCTTTTGGAAAATCGCCGACATTGAGGAAAAGGTTGCCGAAGTTGTTTTCAATAGATGCGCGGTTTGCCTCATCACCGGCCTGCTCATAATGATAGCTGGCAGCTTCGTACTCCATGCACGCAGCATCCACATGCATCTCTTTATCTGCGGCTTTATCAGATAAGGCTATAAGTGCGTCATGGGCTGCGGCCAACGTGCCGTGATAACGACCTTTGTAGTTATGATCTGCTATCAATTCAAATGTTAACGCAAACTCTTTATATAAATTTACGATCTCATTATAGTTATGAAGTGCATACTCAACCCCGCCAAGCATGATCACAGATTTAGCGGTTAGTTCGTCCGGCCGACCTTCAAGACGTTTTAGGCACTTCGCCAACATCCCCCTTGCTATAAGCAATTTGTTTTCCCGGCGCAAACATTTTGCATATTCAATATCCGCTTCAATCTCTCCCTGCTCGTATCCTATTGCCGCAAAAAGTATCCTGCTTTCGGCTATTAGATTTCGCGCTGAAACCTGCATTCCTACAATCTCTTCTGCCTGCCCTACATATCCACTGAGGCTTCCAACTCGCAATAAAACATTAGCCGCGAGATGCGTCGGCAAGTAATCAACATCAGGGCGCGCGCCCGGTACAGTCCAAAACCGGCCGAGGCATTCCCCGGCTTCAACA